TTCTTAGCATCTCATTCTCTACTTCTAGAATGTATATTTCTCTTTGCAATTGGAACTTGCTATTGTCTATGTATGTCATATTAAAAGTGTAAAAGGTTTATAGGTAACATAAAATCTTCCGTAATCTCATAAAGGTCCAGTATCAAGAAGTGATAAGACTTTAAGATTCGCTTTTGTATTTGATTCATTCTAGCAATCTTAATAAGGTAGTCATCCTCATACTTGTTCATTAACTTAATTGGATTGTCCCAAGTTGCTCCTCTCCATTTTTGAAGGTCTGTTTCTATGCTTGATTGTCTTGATTGTGCCTTCTTTAATAGTTCTAATAGGCAAGTTGCTCTTTGATGTAGTTTTAGTTGTTTTCCTTGATATATTAATGGTTGCATAGGTTTAGTTTTTAGATTCGTAATATTTTTGTACTATTATGGACACTAATTTACTTGGTGCTAAATACATCTTTTTAGCTTCGGCATCTACTTTTTTCTTGATTGATTCTGGTAGTCGGATGCAGACTACTTCTTTTTTTTCTACTTTCATATTTTGGTTTAAATGTTTTGTAAGATTCCTGTTACAATAAAGACAAAGATTAAAATAACGATTGCCTGAAAATTCTTGTTTTGTTGGTCTGTCATAATTTAGATTTTTTCGATTGAGATAATAATTTGATTGTTTGCGAGGTCAATAGTCCTAAACTTTACTACAAAGAACTTGGTATCTTCTATTGTATAGTCTAAGAAAATGTTGTCCCCAGATTGAGGAATAAAGTTCCCATTGTAAGGGTAGAAATTGTTGTTAAGGCTTAATAGTGTTTTCATACTAATTTGGTTTTGTTTTAACAAAGATACAAACAATTACAATACAAACAATAAATTATTTAAATTTCTTTTTATCAGTCTAAAATGAGCCGATTATCAGTCAAATACGGCTCAAAGTTGCCTTATTGGGTAACTTTTGTGATTGATAAAGTTTACTATTAGAGAACTTTTGTAACCATATTGGGAACATTGTACAATGTTTTAGGTACAATATGTAAAATGTTGTAATAGAATTAGGGTATATATGTTACTGATTTATATAGACTTGTAACAAAATTTGTTAATTGTTGGTAGTAGTACTACGCAAGTGTTCACATTTTTAAACCTTTCACGGATTCGTGAACATCACAAATTGTGATATCCAAATTATAACAATGTGTCATTAAAGTAACATATAGCTATTCTTATTATACTTTTAAGGGATGTTATAACATAAGTGCAAAAAAAGCCCCTCAGCGTAGAAACGCAAGGGGGTAACCATTAGTATAATCTGAATACAAATATAATAAAAACTCCCCAGCTTTTACACTGAGGAGAACCTATGAACAAGAAAAAACAACCTAAATTGAACCATCTTGTAAAGGAAGGTCGATTGTATCATCAATTTTCCGATACCCTTCACTCCACAAGACTTTAGTCAAAGTTACACTTTTGCGAATTATGGTTTTTTCATCATCCTTTGGGTTTAATAAATGTAATATTTCGTGAATCAATATCTCCATCATCTTCTTACCTTTCAGCCTTTCATCAATCTCTATTACCCCATCACTAGAGGATATTCCGTAAGCCTGTTCCTTACCAAGTTTACGATATATAATTTTGATTCTCACGCTTTCAGCAAGGCTTCATCTGGTCTTTCAATCTCCTTTACTACTATTCTATTGCCACCTCTTATCTTGGCTAACATCTTAGATACTGATTCTACTTCGTTAATCATCTCTTGATACTTTTTTACTAACCAGCTTTCCTGTTCGCTTAAATTAAGTTTATTCCAATTCTTAGGCATTTTCATTTTATTTATCGGTTTTACTATGATATTTGTAGCAAGTATTACATCTATATTGAATCCTTGTTAATCCAGTAGCAGTTACTACTTTATTATTTTTTATTAAATCATCACTTCCACATTCAGGGCAAGTTCCTCTATCCTCTCCAAAAACAACTCCGTAATGTGTCTTAGGCTCTATATGATTCTTTAATTCAGCAAATACTTTCTCTAGCAAAATAACATCCTTTTTGCAATACTTTATCATTTTTTCCATAGCAATCTTATCCTTGTGCAAAAGAATGTCTTTCCACAATGAATATTCGGTCTTTATCTTTTGACCTAAGCCTAAAAAATCTGCTATGTAATTAAGTCTATTTGAATTAAATCTAAACTTTTGTCTAGCAACCTTTAAAGTATCAATGGTTAAATACTTGGGAAACATTGGGATATGATGAAATAAACATCTGGTCCTAATCCAAGCCAAGTCGAACTTGTCGCCATTGTGTCCAACCATTTCAGTAGCTAAATTTGCCACCTCAATAAATTTGAGAAGCATTGTCTTGTCATTCTGTTTAGAATCCCATTGTAAGGAGTAAACTTCCTTTTCATCTTCCCACTTGTAGCAAATACAAATGATTGCACGTTCTTGAATGATGTTTGAGTAATCGATGTTCTTTTTATATCCAGCCTCCCAGAACAAACCGATATTCGGACTTGTTTCAATGTCAAAGAAAAGTCTCCTGCGTTTTGTACGCAGTTGTGGAGTTGCCATATTTTAGGTTTTTGTTATGCTAACGAATCGCGAATCAAGTCTGCTTCTGCTTCCCTTCTCACTACTAAACCATCTAATCCTTTGCCTTCCCAATGTCTCTTACTGCTCTCTATCAGCTCTGCTATTCCTTCATAGTTCTTGGTCTTAACCATCTCTACTATTCGCTTCATCTCAATCCTAGAATCACCTTCTAGCTTATTTCCTCTATTGTAAACCATAGAAACCAACGCACCCTGAGTGTCCTCATTTAACGTTTCTAGTTCTGGGTATATTGCCTTAGTCATTTTAAAATACTTAGGTACTGAGCATTTAACGAATACTTCGTATGCCATATTGTATGGAATTTTAACTTGTAATAATTCCCCTCTAAGCATTTGCTTTGCTTGTATGCCCTTTAGTCCAATAGTCTTTCTTAATGGCTCTAAAAAGTTAGGAGTAAGTTTATTCCCCCAGTCTAAAAAGAATTGCTTTTCGTTTACAAAACCACAATCGTAGCCCATTCCGATAGTAATACCTGATTCGCCACCTGCCCAAATAGGGCTTTGTAGTTTCTTATCATAGTATGCTCTGCCTCCAACCTCAAATTGGATAATTAGGTCTATTGCTTTTTTACTTAACATAAATTGCCATTATAAAGAATATTAATAATACAAACCAAATCACTAAGGCTAGTCTAAGGATTGCTTTTTGTTTCATTTTGAGAATTTATCTATTGTTGTAGTTCCCATTGCAGCAATACATATTACCATTACTGCATCTACTAATTTATCACTAGGTGCTACTTCGATATGACTAAATGAATTAGCTATCAATGTAATACATAGAAATAATGCAGATACTAAAGCAATCACTCTTTTAGTGCTAATGCTTCCTCTTTCATCACTAAGTAAATTTTTTATCCATTCCATATTTAAAGTTTGCTAAATTGTAAAATAATTATAAAGATTAAAAGGTATTTACCTATTTCTTTGGCTTTGTCGTCTTTTTCGTGGTCTTGGGTTCTATAATTGGTAAGTTCTCTTGCAGCTTCATACCTAACTTTCCATAGATAGATAGAATCAGTTTTCTCAAATATTTTTTTATTAAGTTTTGCATAGTTTAAGTTTGAATTGATTATTGAATCATTTAATTTAACAATTGAATCGTTATAATTCTTGTATAGGTTGTTTATGTTATTTGCTTGGTCAATAGTTATTATGATAACAGAATCAGCACCTATTCTCTTACTTCTTGGGTATTGGCAATAAGCTGAATGAACTTCCAGTATCAATAGTAATAGAATCCAACCTAGCTTTAACCTCACTTAATTCACTTTTTAAATTGTTAATATTATTTATAGTATTAGTAATTATTTTCTTTTCTTTTTTAGATGCCTCTTTTTGAACTAAAGATGAATTAACATTGTTTTCATTTACTTTATTAAGCAATAATTGAAACTCATTATCTATCTTTTGTTCTTTACTTGGCTCTTGAGCAGTCAAACTACAACCATACAAAAATATGAATAATAAATACCTCATTATTTTGGTATCATTTTAAGGTCAGTTAGCACCTGAAGTTTAGTAGTAGAAACTGCACTCAATGAATCCGATTTCCTTAATGCGTTTTGTACTAAGTCTAATCTGCCCTCTACCTTTTCTATTCTTACATTTTGTGCCTTTGCTTGGTCTTGGAATGTTGACCTTACATCTACATACAAAGCCGATATTCCACATAGTACTATGAATAAAGTAGCCACAATGGGTTGCTTAACAAACTCTTTATATGATACAGGTAATTTCATTAGAATTTTTTGTAATATCCGATTGAATATTGATTAGTAGTAGCCGATATTGTAAATAAGCCCTTTTTAGGCATTTTAAATCCCAAGCCAACTCCTATCCCCACTTTATTGTCAAATGTCCTTAAATCGGCTAATATACCCCAATAAAGCTCATTTTTGGATGCTATTGTCCTAATGGTTTCCACTTTTATTGTTTTTTGACTTATATCTGCGTAAAAACCACGATTTTTTATCTTGTTTTGGCTGATTGTGTCGTTTATAATAAAAGTACTTGAATCTATCTTTATAGTGTCCGAGTAAGCTCGTACGTACGCATAATCTTGAACTATACGTACAGTATCGTGTACAATGGTTGTATCAATACCTAAAACGACAAAAGGGATAGAATCCCCTTTAATATATTTCTTTGTTATGTCGTGCTTATAGATAGTATCGGTATGCGTTACTATTGTAGGCTCATTGCCGTTATACCTTCCGTTGAAGATGAAGATAAGTGCTACTGCAATCACTAAAGTAATTACAATGTCTCTCATTACTTAAACTTTTTAGCTGCCTTGTAATAATATCTAATGGCGAAAAGTCCAGATGCAATAGCAACCAAACTACCAAACAATGTTACAATAGGCTGAATACTTGTGATGCTGATTGCAGCACTTGTAATACTTAGTACCATCCCAAAGTCGGCTTGACCATTATTATTTACCATTATACTTCTTTTGCTTCCTCTACTGAAGGATTTTGTTCTTGTGCAATTTTGCCTAGAAATTGTAAAATAGGGTTAGCAAATTTTGCTGGGATTTCCAATAAATAAGCCTCTAATTCCTTAATGTTGGTTTCTGAAAGTTGTATCATAGTATTTATTTTTTACAAATATAAGTATTAAATTTCTTAAATTATCAAATCTAATTTACAGGTACTTGCCAAGGCAAAGGTAAAATTATAATAGGAGGGTTAATAATATTTTCTATTTGCTTGTCTAATCCTAAGTCTATTGATGCAACATCTAATCCAGCATCTAACCAACCACAAACTTGCTCATAAGTTAAATCAGGATAAGCAGTAAAGTCAGTTGAACTTGGAGTTGTGCAACTCATACTTCCGTAACAAGAAACATTGATATCTCCTTGTTGAGCAGTTCTAGTCCAATTAACTACTTTAACTACATCAGTTAATCCATCTTCGCTTGGTGCTGTGTCTAATTGATTTATAACCCATTGATAAGTTGTCATATTATTTGTTTTTTAACTCGTTTATTTGAGATTGTAATGATGTGATTAATGCTTGTTGCTCTTCAGATTTGGTATTCATCTCTTGAATAGCTTTTACTAATATAGGTATCATTTTTGTATAATCAAGCCAATATTGTGATTGTTTTTCATCTTCGTTTGGTTGATGTTGTAAAATATAATATTCATTTTCTTTTACCCCCAATTCCGTTAAAGATTGTTCTAATTCTTGTGCTATAAACCCAGTGCTTAAAGCTGCGTCATCATCATCTATTTTATGATTGTATGATACTGCTCTTAATTTTGTAACTAAATTTAAGCCTAATTGAAGATTAGATATATTTTTTTTAAAGTTTAAATCGGAAGGTAAAGAATTGCTATTAGTTGATATTGAACCTACGTTACTACCATTTTTCCTAAAAACTAAAATAGCTCCATCAGTTGAAATTCTATTCAAATACATTGAAACTCCATCATTAGTAGCTATTGCTTGAAAAGAGCCGGGAGAATAAGACCATCCACCTGCTCCACTACTTGCACCAACAGGATTTGAAGTTGTAGCTATAAATACCTCCCCCCCACTTGTAATACGCATTCTTTCGCTTCCACCTGATTGAAATGTTAAAGGTGTATGACTTCCACCTACACCAAATTCAGTACCAATAATACCAACACTATTATCGTGATTTACATAAGTAAAATTAGCATTACCATTAGCAAATACATTTAATCCATAATAAGCTGATGTATTATTTGATTTTATTGAAACAATACCATAAGGAGCAGTAGTCATCCCAATACCAACTGAACCACTTGTAGTAGCAAAATAAGCTGATGTTGTATTCCTTAAACTACCACTAACATCTAATGTATAAGAGGTATTAGTATTACCTATTCCAACATTAGTTCCATTATCAAATATTAAGCTATTGCCTATGGTATTAGTGCCTGTAAACTTAGAAACGTAGTTTGTAGTACCTGTTCCTAAAGCTAAAGTACCTGATAAATCAGGGAGGGTAAATGTTATATTTGAACCTGCCGTTAAACTTGTTACATCAAAATTAAAATTCTTATAAGATACACCAGATTGCCAAAAACGAAAATTAACTTTATTATTGCTTGTTGTATATATAGAAGTTGCGTTTGTTCCTGATAAATCGGGTGTTGCGTATTGACTAAATGATAAAAATCCACTATTAGTACCATCACCAACAACATAAACATATTTAGATAATAAAGTTCCTAAAGTACTTAAATTAAATGTTCCTAAATCAACGTTAGCAGTTGCATTTATGTAAGGAACATAGCCAGTTGTTAAATCACTTGTTAAAGCTATTGTTCCACTTGCATTAGGAAGTGTATAAGTTCTTGTAGCTGATAAAGAACCAAGACTAATATTTGCTATTTTAGTTGCACCAGCTACATCTGAAATAATATTTAAATTTTCAGAAGTACCAGAAGCTAAAGCAATACCATTAACTGCTCCATAACTAAAACCAGTACCAGTTTCTATAAATAATGCACCACCAAATGAACCATTTTTATTTATATATATTTCTTTTCCATTTAAATATCTTGCAGTTAAATCATTCGCACCCAAATCAACATTGCCAGTTGCTCCTGTATATGGAACGTAAGAAGATAAGTTAGAAGTAAGTGCAAGAGTGCCTGAATCATTAGGTAATGTATATGTCCTAAGAATACCAGATGTTATTGATGCAAAATCAAATAAAATACTTCTATTTGATGAACTTGTAAATGATGCTATACCAAAATTATCGCCTTGCGAAATCAAAGAAGTGTAATCATTTATGCCTCCTGTATATGCACCTCTTTTTAAATTTAATATTCCACCATCACCACTTGTAGGTGCTATATTTACACTTAAACCACTGAATGTTTTTAAACCACTAATTGTTTGAGTTCCTGTTGTAATCAATCCTCTAGCACTTGCACTAGCATCTGGAATGTTCAAAGTAATTACTGGAGTTGTAGTACTATTTGCAACACTTGATGAAACATCAGTTCCTGTTGTCCCTAAAGTTAAAGCTGCTACTGAAGTAACCGAACCTGTGCCATAACTTGTAGAATCAACCGAACCATCTGCCTTTAAGAATTGACTAGATGTGCCTCCTGTTTTGACTAATGTAGTAGCTTCTAATGTTCCCACAATAGTTGCAGCGTTACCACTACCACTTGTTTTATTTATATATAATCCTTCGTTATTTCCTCCTTTAGTTATATTTAATGCTATTCCAGCACCACTTGAATGATTAATGGCAAAAGTATTACTACCACCATTTGAGGTAAAACTACCTGTTGCTCCTGTAATAACATCAGCAGTCAAATTAAAAGTACCTAAATCAACATTCCCTGTCGCACCAGTATATGGAACAAAACCTGTCAAAGAAGGGAATGTAGTTAACCCACCTGCTCCGTTTATATATTGAAGATTTGTCCCAGCAAAACCTATGTTAATAGTTCCACTTGTTGTAATTGGACTTCCTGTAATTGTTAAAGCATCTCCACTCTCCGTAACTGCTACACTTGTAACTGTTCCAGATGCACCACTTGCTCTTTGCCAAATAGTACCAGAATAAATAACTTGGTCTCCTACAAAGAAAGCTATTGGACCAGCACCAAAGTTTACTGTTCCTGCAACATTACATAAATAAACATCGCCTTGATTACCTGTACCATTGACAAGAGTAGGAGTATTTGTACTAGCATCCCAAGTACCTTTATATTCCATTACAGAGTTAGGTAATTGAGAAACTAATATCTTACCACTCCCATCTAGTTGAGGAATACCATTAGGAACATTTATAGCTAAAGCATTAACCACACCACTCGTACCTGTTAATACACCTTCTAAATTTCTAACCTTAGCACCACCTGTTATTTGTATTTGTTGACTCATATTAATTATTGAAATATTCCTCTAATAAATTCATCTGCTTCTAATGCTCTACCAAAAGTAACCACACCACTTGCACTATTAAACTTAATCTGGTCGTTTGTAGGAGTTCCTGTTGTAAGTATCTCTCTTACCTCAACACCACCTCTTGTAAACCCTAGACAAGTCTTGCCTATCATATCTGTCCAAGTTATAGTAGTCTCGCCTCCAGCAGCCGTAGCTTGTTTCATATACACTTGTCCGTTTGCTATTACTATCACACCATTTTGATTTATTGAAGTTCCTGAAGTTGTATAAGCACCAGAACCTTGTAAACCTACTGAATAAGTGCCTATGTCCTTATAAGGAGCATTTATTTGTAAACTCGTAAGATTGCAATTTCCACCTATTACTACTAAGCCATCTGCTCCATTATCAATAGCAAATTTAATCGCTATTTGAGTTCTATTTTGTTGCGTTTGTAATAAGTATAAATATCCGTAATTCTCTAATGTTATTAATCCATCGCAATTTACACTCCAGTTAGCTATGTCGTTCTTAAATTCTCTATACCAAGCACTCGTTTGAGATGTTACCTCTTTTTGGTCCACACTAACTGAAAAAGAACAATTCGTAGAACAAGCAAAAGGAATGTCAGTAGGTATTGTAGTCGTTACCTTAGCTACATTAGTTCCTTGAGTATAGAAAGTAATATCTCTTGCACCTACGTTTAAAGGGTAGACAGTTACTACTATTCTATCCGTTACATCTAAAGAGGTAGCTGGAAAAGTTAATGAGGTAGAATATAAAGTCTTATTTGTAGAAGTTAATGCAGTAGTAGAACTTGTTGCTATTGTTGTAAATGTACTTCCGTTGTACTTAGATACGACAAAGTAAAAAGAAGGTGAATAATCTAAACTATAAGTTAATGAAACATAAGAACTAAAAGTCCAAGTTCCAGCAGGGATAGTACTCATATTAGGTTTATTCACATCTGTAATAAATCTAGCTATAACATTATCTCCTGTGGCAGAAAAGTCAGCACTTGCTCCTACATTTTCAATAGAACTAAATTGATAGTAAGAATTACCACCTATTGTGCCTTTTGACACCCCTCCGTTTAGATAGAATTGTCCATTGGGATTTTGCCAATAGAGAATCATATTATTACCTTGTACTTTATCTGCCATATTGCAAAGTTAAACTATATTAATATTAAATTGTGCTATCCAAAATGGACCAAGTTGACCTGTATCTGTTATGTAATTAGGAATGATAAATGCCTCTACTTCAGCGACACTTACCTCAATTAATTGAACTGAGTTTAATTCGTTTACATAAGCATTTTGGCTTACCCTATTCATAATGAATTTTTTACCATTATAAGACAAATTACCTGTAACTGTGTCCGTTGTAGTAAATACCTTATCTAAATAAACAAATCCTGTACTACTTATATGTTCTCCTAAATCACACTCAACAGTTGCCACGTTCTTATTTAAGTTTCTTATGTTTTGATAAGTCATAAAAGTTATCAAATCTACTGCTCCTAAAGGAGTACCACTAGGACAAGATGAATACCAATTCTCTAAGAATGTGCCATCGGAAGCACATAAAACACCTTTATTAGAAGAATAATTATAAGTTGTAGGATAGTTATTTCCATAAGGTTGTTCAAATACTTTTAAAGTAGATTGAATAGTATTATCAGCTACAAAGTTTGCTTCGATAAACTTTACTTCACTATCTCCTCTTTGTATGATAAAGTTTTGAAGTGATGTTGATTGACCTGATGCATCACAAACTATTTTAAACTTTAAATACCCAAATATTGCAACACCTGATACAAAATATGGTGGAATATCTCTACTATATGTAGATAAAGTTTCAGATGGATTTATTGTTATATTTTGTAATGTAGTTTGCCATTGCCCATTAGTATCTAAATATCTAAGTCCTCCTGCCGTATTCATTGAAATTTGCAATTTAGCACCTGTTGAAGTTATATGTTCAAAACTTAACTTAAAAGGTATTTCGCCAATGTAAGGAAGGAAATAATTTATAGCAATTAAATTACCATTTTCAATACTAGCAGAACCACTTGTATTTCTTACTATTGAAACTTTATCAAATTGACCTGCCGTATCTGGAACTATTGTTGCCGTTGAATCTCCTGTTGCAGCTAGAATAAACCCAGTCGCAGTATTAGTTGGGAATGCATTTAACTTTAAGTTTCCATTGTCGCAATAGTTTAAAGCTGATTCATAAGCACCTCTACCTTGTATATTGTAAAATCCTTTCTTTAATAGCTTTATTTGACTATTATTTATAAAATGCACATTGCCATCTTCATAAGGAAGTATGTTAACTGTATTGTTTAAAACACCACTACTTGTAATTGTAGGAGTAGCTAAAATATTATATTTAGTAAAATAATTTGTAGAAGCTGCCATCTCATTCATTGAGAATATACACCAGTCTCCATTAGCTTGGAACATTCTACAATTAAACGATGTCATTATTTTGCCAATAATATCATAGTATGACTCGCCTATAAAATCCCTTCTATACTGATAGATTTGGCTAAATGGCTCGTTACTTACTGCATCTTGTCTATCATTCATTCCCCCTGCAAAGTATGAACAAGCCACAACTAGATTTAATACATCTGGATAAGCTAATAATTTTAAGCCATCACTAATTACATTTAATTGAGTATCTAATTGATTAATACTATCATCTCTTACATACTCAATATTTTGCATAAAAGAAATTCCATCAATACAAGTAAAGTCAGCTTGAGTTATGCCTGTTGAAAAACCCATTTGAGTATAATCATTAAACATATAACCCCTCCACATTACGTTTGTACTTTCTTTAAGTACTACATAATACTTCCTATCATCTTGACTAAGTACATTAGGGAATTGGTCGTAGTCATCTTGCGTTTCTAATAATATAGAAAAGTTAACCTGAGTTGATATAATTGTAGGGTATGGATATTCCTCGTTTGAGTTAGGCTGAACTATTATTGATACTGGCTTATAGGTTTTAACTACTCCAGCAGCATAATCTCTTTCATAAATCTCAATTACTTGGTTTGTACCATTCCTTAAGATTTGTGTTATTGTATATCTTAATCCGTAAGGCATTATGCTAAACTAATTGATTGTCCTTTAATACTTGATGCCTTTTGACTTCTATTTACTGCAAGTAATAAGTCTTGACCTCTTAATACAAATTGACCTCCAGTAATAGAATTACCACTCTTTGTTCCACTTGAAAAAGCATTACCTAACATAGTATCTAATTTTGACAAAGGCATAACTGCTTCACTTTCTCCACCCTCTCCAACCATAGCAAATGTAGGTTTGCTTACTATACCACCTTCAGCCATTGGAGTAAATCCTAATAACTTACCTAAGCCACCAAGTAATCCTCCTGTTAAGCCATTAGTTGTTCCAGCTGCACCACCCATTCCTAATGCAGTCATAATTCCTTTAAATATTAAGGCTTGTACTACCATTTGTGCAAGTTGGAAAACCATATCCTTAAATACATTTAAAACTGATTCTCCTATATTATCTCCACTTTGCAATGCCTGAAATACATTCCCAAGACCTTCAGCAAGGAATATAGATGTTACTTCAGCCTCATTTAATAAATAATTAAATTTAGCTTGTTCGGTGGCTGCACTTGCAATTGCTTGTGCTTGTAAAATTGCTTGAGATGGTCCTTGAGTTAAAGGTGTTTGTGGTGCTAATGGTGCTGATGGTAAAGCATTTCTTTGTTGTGGAATAAATGTTCCAACTTGTTCAGCAGTTAATTTAGTAAACGCTTTATAGTTCTTAGTTACATCAAGAATAGTTTTGTCTAAATCTTTTGCTCCATTAGTAACTGTATTAAATGGATTTACTGCAGCACCTTTAATTGTTTCAATTAATGATGTGTTTAAATCTTGTATTGAATTATTAAGATTAACCGCTTCACTTGCAGCACCAATATATGCGTTTTTAGCTGAGTTTATTGTCGATGCTTGTGTTACTGAAGCATCAACATAACCATTAGTCATATTCTTAGACCTCTCAATAGTCTTGTTATACTCTTCTGCTGCTGCTATTGCTTTTTTATTAGCATCTGCTAATTTAATTGTTTTATCAGCAATCTCATCTACATATCTTGAAGTAATAGCTTGAGCAACTAAAGCCTGTGTATATAAAACTACTGCTGCTCTTGCTTGATCTGTTGTTGTAATTGTTGATGCATAGGCTTTATTTACTTTACCTAATTCATCAATAACAAACTTTAAAGCATTTGCTCTTTTATCATCTGCTATTGTAGCATCATCTGCTATACTTATGTATGCTTGTAATTTTATTCCACTTTCACTTGCACTTGCTCTTGCCTTATTTAAACTTTCTGCAAACTTATCTTGTGCTTCACTAGCTTCATCCGTACCATTAATAAACTTTGCTATTTTAGGACCAAATGCGACTATTAAAGATGAAACGACACCTAATGCAAGACCAATACCTGCTGGTCCCATTAAGCCCTTTGCCATCTCCTTTAAAGCACTACCTGCCGTTCCAGTTGTCTCTTTTAACCTTTGGAATGATTCTAATAAAGGGTTTAAGTTATTTGCAATACCAATAAAACCATAAGGAGCATCTTGAGCAACCCTAGAAACATTGACCAATGCTTGTGTAGCTTGATTACTTGCTGGTGTTACTTTCTTAAAAGCAGCACCTAGTTGAGTTGTGGCAGTAACAGTTTCCTGTATATTTTGAACGGCTTGTTTATTGTCAGCCGTTATCGTAATTTTTAATGTTTCTTGTGCCATTTTATTATTTTACTCCGTACAACTTTAATGTCCTTGCTAGTTGTTCTTGCGTTAGTTTTGGCTTTTCCTCTTCTACTTCATCACTAGGCAAAGGGAAAAAGGACTTTATACTTTTCGGATTTTTATCCGTTGAATTAGACCTATAAATCATATAAGCTAAAGTTCTTGTCCTTTCCCACTCCTTTATCTGCTGATTCTCATAAGCCTTTTTATATAATAAAAATTCCCGCCAAGTAAGTTGCCAAAACTCATTAATTGTCAAGCCAACTTCTATTGCGAGAATAATTATTGAATCCCAGCTATAAATTCCTATTTTTTTTTTCCTTTATCCTTTGTTACTTCGGCAGTTTCTTTTGTTTCAGGAACCATTGATGTTTGCATAAATTTTATAAAATCTATTAGCTGTCCATCTTTTGCAGATAATCCTCCCACTTCATCTATCCAGTCGCAAACGATTACATCGTTAAACTCAATTGGTTGATTTAGTGTTTTGCATCCACTTTCGGCAGATGCTTGGATTATATGCACTATCGTTCCTAATTCAAAAGAACCACTTGATAAAATATTGATTAAGTCTAAAAGAGATTTGTTCTCTAATTCGCAAAATCTTTTCATCGCCCAAGTACCCCATTTTAAGGGGATTGTTTTGTTGTTGTCCAGTCTTAATTCAAACATAGGTTATTGTTTATGCGGTTTCAGTTTGTAAAATTGGTGGAACACTTACTACGAATGTTGCAGTAAATTTAACATCATCTGCATCATCTGCTTGTACTCCAAAATCGCTAATAAACACTAAAGAACCAGCACCACCATAAGTAATATCTCCAGAAGTTGGAGTTGCTTTACCCATTTTAATAGCAAATAAAGTCTTTGCAGCGTGAGCAACATACAATTGTTGGTAAGAATCCTTACTTGGAGTTCCTGTTTCATCAATTGCAAAACCTTCACAATCAAAAGATTGAGAAAATACTGGACTAGGTGTGTATTCGTTACCACACTTAGAAGTTGCATCAATAGTGTCGTTAGTTGATGTCAATGAGTTTGTAGTTAGACAAGCAACTGGTTTAAAAGTACCATCGTTGTTTATGTCTGCAAGTAGAATATAATCTCTACCGCTTACTTTAGTTTCTGCCATTTTATTTTAATTTTGAGTTATTATTAAATTATAAGTTATTATTGTTCTAAATACGTTGTCCAAAGGGTTTAAACCATCTAAATTCCTAATTGCACCTACCACCAAACTTGAAGCATAAAACCCATTTGCTAGGGTTATGTTTGTGTCTGAATTGATTGCATTTAGTATTAAATCGCTTATCGTTTCGGCTCTTTTATAACCAAAGTTACTATTTTTTATGACAATGTCAACATCAAGTGTAACCGAGTTAGTATAGCTGATTTTACCTTGATCTTGATTAGAAGTTCTGCCACTCATAATGATATACTCATTAGGTGCATTATCAGGTGCAATACCATCGTAAACAGGCAATGCACTTGAGCTTGTCAAGTTAGTATAAAACCACTTCTTTATTTCTATATTAGGATTAAGCATTTAATAATTTATTTAGTCTTTGTATAAGTTTAGGTTTTTCCATTTCAAAGGCTGGTATTAAGAATGGTTGAGGTCGCATACCTTTTCTTAGTATGCTTAAAGCTATTACATAAGCTAAACTTTTATCATTTCTGCCGTTACCAATACCCTTTCGCTTTACCCACAAAGTTAAGGCTTCAACCATATCTTTAAACTTGCCACCACTTTTGCCTTTAAATTGTTGAGCATAAGATGTAAAGTCAGCAGGAACATTTACTTGTGGTCCAGTACCAAATTCAACATAAGCAGAATATGAAGCGTTTGCTGCAACTGTGTATGTTAATTCACTATCCTTAGTTAATGCTATTTGATTTCTTAATTGACCGAAATTTACAGGTGCTAATCTTTTAGCTTGATTCTCTATCTTAAGAGCAGATGCGTTTATTTCATTACTTACATCTTCTTTTAACGCAGTAGTTAATTTATTTAACTTGCCTTCAAGTTCTTTCATTCCACTTAAACTTACTGCAAATGCCATTAGAAGTACATTAATATTTCATAAAATCTAAACTGATCTTCTACATCCTTGATAGAATGTATTGTATATCTATCGCCTTCTACCTCTATTTGATAATTATTGTTGATTGTTACATCGCACCTAATGTATAATCTTGCAGTACGAGTAAAACTCAATTGAGCTTCCAATAATGCTCTATTTTCGTTCTCAGGTCTAAAATCACCAAATACAACCTCTTGTAAGGCAAAGGTAGTAGTATAACCACCTTGCCCATCAGCAGTCCTTGTAGGCACATATAAGCCTATTTCAGAGTACATTGTATTGGCATCCACATAATTTGCTTTCTTGCTTCCTAATCTCATAATATTGGGCTTATTCTTGTCCAGCGTTGACAGGCTTTCCAAGACTTTTCACAAATACCTGTATCTGAATCTAATCCTCTATTCTCGTAATTGTAAGACACTTGGTCTAAAATAGCAATCTTTAAGTCATTGGGGATAGTTGTATATCCAACTGTATAAGTAGCCTTTAAGTTCCTAAGAGGAGGTCTTTGTAATTGTGGGAACTTACCACCTACTAAAGTATAATCAGCAGCTACTATTGCATCGTTATTTTCATCTATTAATGAAGTAAAACTATTTACTGGTCCATAAGGAAGGTTAAAACCACCATTAAAATTAGTAAACCAAACAACTGCAGTCTTAGGTATTAAACTCAAGCCTGTGCCTACTTCAATGGCTTCTCTTGCTTGTTTAATCATTAAAGAGATTTGGTTATCATCAACGGAACTACTTACTCTGCAATACAATTTAGCCTCTGCAAGTGTAACTGGTTCGGTTACAGGAGCAATATCGGTTAAAGTAAAATCTATTATAAAATTAGAATATGCCATACATCTTTTTTACAAATTTACATTATTTATAATAAAAAACCCCCTACTAAATAGCAAGGGGTCTTTATATCTATGTAAGATTAGAACTATACGTTTCCTAAGTCAGCAAAAATAGCTGAAGTTGGTTGCATTAAGTTAATATCTTCATAACACTCGATACGAGCAGTAACCATATTTTGTTGGAAGTTACTAGCATTCTCATAAGAGAATTCAATAGCCATTCCTTCAACCTCAACTCTTTCGCAGAAGTTGTTATCCATAATAAGTACTTTATCATCAGCTACCCAAGATGCAGCAATTACTGGAGTTCCCCAGATTGTCATACCACCATTAGGATTAACTAAAACACTACCAGAACCAGCATAATAACCAGCAGTAATAGTCTCTTTCAATAAACGACCTAATTGAGTTGGAGATACCAAAGCAACTGAAGATACGAAATTCGCACTCTTTTGGTTACCGATATAATCAACTAATTGCTTTAAATCAACAGTTTCAGCAGTTGTAGTAGAACCAGTTGCAGCAGTAGATACAGTTGTGTAGAAAGCAGAGTTCTCAGCTTTGTAGAAATCTCTAGTTAACATTCTAGGTAAAGTTGTGCTTAAGAAAGGCAAACTTCTAGCCATTTGCTTAGAGAAAGTAGAGAAACCAGCGATGTAGTCATTAACTACTTTCACTTCGCTTAATGCGTAGTTATTCTCACCTTTGTTAGAACCTTCAGTTTGAGCAGCAATGTTGTTAGTTGTAGCAGTCTCTTTGTAGAATACATAAAGACCTGACTCACTTCTTACAGTTGGTACTAAATCACGGAAGTTTACTGCTTGACTTGGCAATACAGATGCATTAAGAGCATAAGATGCTTGAGCATCTCCTGTTAAACTTGCAGATAAAGTCATTGACTTTACATCTCTTAAATCTAAACGGAATTTTCCGTTAGACTTCATTTGTTTTTCCATCTCATCCATTTTACCATCTAATTTCTCGATGATAACTTCGTCAAGATGTTTTACTTCACGCTTTGCAGCTTTTTTTGTTGCAGCAGCTTGAGCATCAAATTGTTTTTGTGCTTCATCTTTTACAACTCTAATCTCAGCTTTAGTTTCTTCTAACTTAGCTTCGATGTTAGCTTGAAAACCTTTAAGGTTCTCAGCCATTTCGTTAATAATGTTTTCCATTTTTACTTTTTTAATATTTTATTAAATTCTTTAATTGCCTTCAGGACTTGTTCATCATTGTTTTTAATTTC